TCTGTTGCGATAATTAATATTGTTATTTTCCCGATATCCACTGCTAACACATTTATTCTGTCAATTCTGACGCGTGGTTCCCATCGTGCTATTGCGCCAGCGCTTTCCATGATTATTCGCATAGCAAGCGACGGATCTGTGGGATTATCAACAAGATCAAATAATTTGCTGCCATATTCCGGCAGCATTACACGCGTCCCCAGCGGGGTCGTTAAAATATCAACGATAGACTGACGAATGTGATCAGTCCCCGATAAAAGTTTACCGGTGTTACGGTCCATTCCAAGCATCTTTACGCCATTGGTTGGTTCGGTTGTTGAGTTTCCCCGTCCGGACATATATGAGTGTGTCCGTTATACGTTGTGCGGACTTCAGTTATTGTGCCTTGTCGGTCCTGCACCTCTTGCCCTGCTAACACACTACCGCGAGTTGTGATATTACCTGTTCCACCGTTATCTCCAGTGACAGAAATATCGTTACGGAATGTCGCTAATTTATCTACTACTAATGTCTCGGTAATATGCGTTGGACCAGCTAGTGTTATACCACCCGGAGCCCACGCGCTGATTGTTTGAGCTGTCAGCGATATTCTGTTCGCAGCAGTAACACTAACAGAACTCGTTGCTATAACGTTCACTAAATCAGCATGTGCGTTAATTGTATCTGTCGCTGTGACATTAATAATATCAGCGTCTGCGTTAATTAATTTCCCACCATGGATATTAACTACATTTTCGCTATTAATAGTAACATCTGCGCGTCCAAATATTTCTATTTCAGACTCACCGAGTATTTTTACCACGCCGTCCGGTACGCCCTGCCATGTCAGAGTGTGATTTTTTGTGTTATACGTCATCGTAGCCCCGTCACAGTATGCAGTGACATGATCATGGGGGTCATTGCTTGGCGGAGCTTTGTCGTCAATGTGCAGCCCGAGCATAACTACACCGTTCCGCGTATCCCCACCCTCAGAAACAACAGTAACGGGATCGCCCACTGATGGTGCGCTCCAGTCGACGCGTTCTGAGGTGGCGTGAGTAAACCACTGCAGCCAGCCTGACTGGTGTTCGCCACCAAATGAGACTCGGCAGCGTGGAGGATTCATTTTAACTGCAGCTATCGTGCCGCGTTTAACTGCGTCACGCAGCCTGCGCGCGTTCTCCGCTGCAGCATATTCATCGTCCGATTGGGCCATAATAGTCGCCCTCATGTTCTGCGCCGATATCTGGTGCTATTCCGACGTATATATTTTTCAGGGTCCCCTGTGAGGGATAATCGAAAATATCTGGACCAACGCCTACAACCTGCGTGAACGACACGCACTGAACTGAATGCGAACCGACTGACTGCCCGTTTTTAATCCAGTCGCACGGTTCCGCGTCGCTGAATTTTGCCGGTTTAGTTCCGGGACCGAACATTCGCCCATTGATCCAGCTCGTCATATAGAGCGCTGCATTCTGCGATTTCAGTCCGTACTGATCAGCTGCAAATTCACGCAGCAAATACAAATTACACGACAGCTCGACTGACTGAATTGAGCCTGGAACCGATTCGTCACTCTGTGACCAGTTGCTGATTTCCAGGAACAGAGCTGGCGTTTCAAATCCAGCCGGAATTTCCGGATAAATTCCGAATGTTTTGATGAACGGTATTTGTAAAACCGCGCCTTTAACGCGATCAAGATATTCGTCAAATGCATCCAGTCCGCTCATAATCGTTTACCTGTTTTTGGGTCTACGTGGACATTACCTTTCACGCGACCGCGCAAATCTTTCTCAAAAAAGCCCATAAAAACAGGGCCAATGTTTTCAAAAATATAATCATCGATAGCATCCTCCAGCGCGTCGTGCACAGGTACGCGAGCCTCTTCGATTCCTCCGCGATCCAGTCGAATCCAGACACTTTTCGCACCGTAGCGTTTCGCTACGAATGAATCGGGCCAACTCATCATCGCCAGCCCTGCACTTTTGGGTGTAAAAGTTGCCCCTCTAGCGCCTTTTTTGGTTTTCAAAAACAGGCCGGTCTCAAGATCGCGAGGCTGTTTTTGCCTCCGTGGATTTTGTAATCGCCCCTTTAGCTCAGATACCCGGAAATCATTCAGACCGTACCAGAGCTTGGCGCTGCTCAGGTCTCCTGCCCCTTCTTTTGTAAAATTACGGCGCTTAATGAACGGCTTGATTCGTTTATCTACGGCCTTATGATTTTTAGCTGCCAGTGCAGTCAAAATCATTCCTGCTGAAATTCGGTGCATATGTTTTGCAGTTCGGTTCAGCGCCCTGTTGTATACCATTAACATTTGATGTTGCGTCGCGCTGATTTCGACTCTGAGCTGCTCCAGCGCCGAAACATCGATATCGAACATCTGCGCGTTACTACGTAAATCGGCCACGGTTCCCCCTTAAGTGGGACCGAGGTCCCACTTAGTATTTTGAATACTCGCTGTTTTCGCTGGACGTGTGAGGCTCTAAAAAAATATTCGTGAGCCCTGTGCCATCAGGTTGAGGCTCTTTAACCACGTAATCGGTCCAGCCAGACCAGGTAACAGAGCCGTCAGGTTCGATGCTGCGCTGCTTTGGAACCTGGACGACGTCACGCGCAACAACGCCAGCGACGTCGTCCGAGAGCGCCGTCAGGCTCGTTACTGTACCGGTAATAAAACCAGCGTGAGGAACGTCAACGCGCGCGTAAGGCTCGTTGAAAATAGCGATAATGGGGTCGGTTTTACCGCGTAATTTAACGGGCCGTCCCCACTCACGGATCATCTCCTCGTCGCCGGCCCGGAGGTCATCGTAGTAGCTCATAGAGCGTAAACGTGATCAGCTGCGATAAGGTCTGCGACCTCCGGTGAATCAACAACAATTTCACGGCCTGCGGCAACAATCTCGCGAACGCGACGCCCGTTCACGTAGTGATAAACGTCCAGCGTGTTACGCAACTTGACGCGGCGCGTAGCCGGTGCGAGCTCCTGCTCTTGTGACTGTGAAACGATAGCGCTCGCGATTGATTGAGCGAGTTCATTATCGGTCCCGGACGCAGTATTCACTGTAATCTCGATGCCTCCCGCGTCACCGGATTGCTCGTTCAGAATATCGAGCTCTGACTCAGCGCCGGCAACGATTGATTCCAGTTCCGCAATAGTCCCGCTGCGCGGTAATTCGCGACCGAGCTGAGCGCTCAGATCGTCAATACGCGCCAGCAATTCTGTTTTTGTGCTCATGTTGATTCCTTAACAAAAAAGAGCCTTTCGACTCTTACGCGATTTTTACGACAACGAACGCGTCGGCGTCCGTGAGGACCATTGCTGGCGCGGATTGCGTCATTGTTTGCGTCACTGCCGGATCACCGGTAGTGGTCCAGACTTTTGGATAGCGCGTCGCTTCGGAAATACCCTCTTTCAGCGCGTCTTCGTCCTGAATTGCGCCATAAGTGCGGAGCCCGCGGTTTTTTGTGTTGCCAAGGATCATCGTGTTATCCGGCATATAACGCGTTTCAGTGTCTGTTACCGGGTCGAGGTATTGCCCTTTGTAGACAAACAGCGCAGTGTCGCCGTAGTAGCCTTTAAAGCTGACAACGTCGCCCAGGTTTTTCAGCGCGACCTCGAGCTGGCTGTTTGAGCCACGGCGCGTATCCAGTGCCGTCCAGAATTTTTTAAAACGCTTCAACTGCTTCCAGGCTTTACCATCCATGATGATCACGTTAACCGCACCGGAGGCGAGGTCCGCGTAGGATTCAATATCGTCGCTCGGGTCATACGTTTCCGCGTCCTGAGTCGACCAGGCTGTCGAACCGGACTGAGTGACGTTATTCGTCGCGCTGCGGCTCATGTCGATCTCATAGGTCTCGATATTGCTGCCGGAAACAGTGTATTTACCGTACAGAACAGCCTGTACCGCCTGGAACTCTTCGAGCTGGCTGATGCTCAGTTCCTCATCAAGCAGGTTCTGCATGATGATTTTTGCACGACGTTCGACCGGCGTTTCCGGCTGGCCAATCTGCTCACCGGCTGCGCGCTTGATGCTCATATTCGGATTGATCGTGTGCTTGGGTTTCGTGTAACCCGGTTTGAAATGGTTCGTTGAATAGCCGCGAGTGCGGTCAACTTTGCCGGTGATCATCGGCGCGCAGTACACGGCCATGTTCACTTTTCCCGGGATTTTATCCAGAAAAACCTCTTCGCTCGTAAACGTGTAGGTCTCACGGAAAAACAGCTTTAAAAACAACGGATTGAACTTAAATACCTGCTGTGTCGCGGTAATCAGTTCTGACGTAGTAAACGAATCGCTCATTTATATATCCTGTTATAAAAAAACCGCCCGGAGGCGGCTTGTTTTGAGTTTTTTGCTATCAGCCGACGCTGATCGGCGTACCCGCAAATGCTGATTTGCGTTTAGCTACGTCGGTAACCGTACCCCAGTTAATCGCCGTGTAACGGAACGAGCCTGATTTATAGTACGAGCAGTCTGCAGAACTGGAGCCAGTATTAACTGCGGTGGCAGTGAGGCCAATAGCTTTACCGACTGAGCCGTCCCAAACCTTAAACGTCCCGACAGTAGCGTCGAGCATAATCGGTGTCAGCCGGGGTACGTTGATCCCGCCCTGAAAATGACCGACGGTCGTGACAACAAGGTCAGGCCCAAGAATAAAATCGTCCGGGCTATACGTTTCTGTAGTCATTATTCATCCCCTAAAATTGAACGCCCTGCAGCAACCAGCATCGAGACGTTTGCGGTTGTTCCTGTTGCCGTAGTACTGCCAGCATCCTGAATAGTCGCTGGTGATTCAGTGCTCATTAGTGTATCGAGCGCCGTTTCTGTCCGCGCCTGCGCCGTTTTAGGTGCTGCAGCGAGGACTACCTGCGCCTGCCCGACCGTCATCCCGGGGACGCCAGCGAGCGCTTTTGCCTGCGCCTCGCGCCCAACAGCTTCGGGACAATTGATGATGGCCATCACACGCGCCAGTTCGCTTGATGCGGCGTCCGCGCGAATCTGCTCCGTGTTAAACTCAACCTGCGCGACAGTAGTCGTGGTCGCGGTTTGTTCTGTGGTCGTGGTCTCCGCCGTGGTTTCTGTACCAGACATAAAGCGCTCCATTTTTGGTTTCAGTGCGTCGGCCATCACTGCGATAGCGTCCGCGTAATTAACGAGTTGATCAGCGAGACCAGATTTAATCGCGTCCGCGCCGATAAATACTGCAGCTTCCGTGGCCAGCACCCTGGATTTTTTCAGCCCGGTATAATCCGAGACTTTTTGCGCGAACTGCTCGCGCGTGCTGTTAATACTCAGCTGGAATTCGTCGCGAACGTCGCCTGGCAGCTGGGAATACGGGTTCCCGTCAACTTTGTGCGCGCCGGCGTAAATCAGCGTCACGTCGACGCCAGCAATCTCCAGCGCTTTTTCGACGCAGCGGTGAGCCATCAGGACACCGATTGAACCAACTGTGCCTGTCTGCGTTATCAGCCGGCGCGAACACGCTGACGCCAGCAAATAGGCAGCGCTGCAGGCCGTATCGCTGGCCAGCGCCCACACAGGTTTTTGCTCTCGCGCCCGGGCGATTAAATCAGCAGTATCAAACGCGCCGGCGACTTCACCGCCAGGGGAGTCAATATCAAGCAGGACCCCTCTTACATCGGGATCAGAAATCGCCTGCTGCAGGCGTTTTGCGATTCCGTTGTAACCGCTCATCCCGCTAACTGGGTTGATATAACCCAATTTATGAACCAGCGTCCCGGTAACCGGCAGAACGGCTATACCACGCTCCACGCGATACGATTTCTGGCGTGTTCGCTCGCTGCTGTCCCACCCCATCGCGAGCGCGTTCATTTCGTCGCTGTTCATTACCTCTCCAGACGCTGTATCAATCAGTCGCCCGGTACCGAACCGGTCGCTCAGCGCCGAAAAAAATACCCGCGCGTAGGTGGGCTCCAGCAAAAGCGGTTGATTGAACGCCCTGGCGGCGAGGTGCGGAAAATTGTTCCACGGCATCAGTTACCTCCCCAGCCGTTATCGTTGGTATTTGAGGGGTGAGATACAGACCATGACGGTTCGCTCAGCCCCATTTCACGCCGGCGCTGAATTTCGTATTCCTGCTGCTCCATAACCTCCTCGTAATCCTGTCCCTGCAGCGCCAGTTCGTTCTGATACGTGCTGAGGCCAGTTGTGATGCGCATGGCGCTCTCCTGAACCTCTTTCAGCCCATCAATCGCCATGCGACCAGCGCCGATCCAGAGCGCGTTCGTCCAGGAGTTCCGCGCCTCATAAAACGACCGGACAGCTGAGCGTGGCAGGGTGATAATTCCGCGTGCCAGCGCCTCTTCAAACCAGCAGCAGAACATCAGCGACGCCTGTCGCGCGGCGATAAAACGTCGACGCCCCATGAAAAATCGCCAGCTGACGTTAGCACTGGCCCGGGCGCTGGAGTAACTGACCTGGCTGTAGTCCCGGCTAAGTTCTTCGTATGACGCGCCAACGCCAGCTGCAACGTAACGCAGGAGTGATTTTTCCAGTGAACTAAAACCAGCATCAGCATTCTGAGCGGTCTGTAAACTGAGTTTGTCGCCGGGATGCAGGTGGGGAACTTTCACACCACCGAGCTTGATATTTGCGCCGTTGTAGTACGTCACGTAACTCTGAATAAACGAATTCAGCGGGTTCGAGTCGATATCAGTACCCGCGCCGGCGATATATTCAAACGCCTGCTGGCTGTCGAGCTCTGATTCGATTGTCGCGGCATACATCGCCTTCACAATGGCGCTCTGCAGTTGTGTTTGCTGCAGTGTGTCGAGCATTTTCAGGCGCTCCATGACGCTGTAAAAAATATTGTCCCCGCGGGTCTGTCCGTCCTCGAGCGGCTCGAATATGTGGATGAATGCGTGTCTGCCGCTGCTGAGCTGTGCTGGGATACGCCGGCATTTACCGACTCCGCCGAGAGGGTAAGTATCCTCGGCTATCCAGTACCCGACCGCGGCCCCGTTTTTATCGATATCAACACCGGCGCGGCGAAATTGAGTGTCAGCTGCGTAACCCGGATTTCGAATCCGTTTCGGTGAGACCATTTTGAATCGCGTCCGAAAAACGCTGCCGGCACTACTCTCCCAGACTGGTTGTACGCAGGTTTCACCGTTGAAAGCGTGAGTAGCCACGCCCTCGCGGATCATCATTGTGAACGTCCGTTTCCGCTCGATATCAATCGTGCAGTGAGGGTCCTCGGCGTATTCAGTCCACGCTACCTCGACGTCACGCGCCAGCGCCCTGGCGTCCTCGCGAGATATGCCGAGGTAACGCCAGTTAGGGCGATAACTCAACTTAAACAGATTGCCGACGATATGATCCTGGTGCAGCTGCACGGCGTTCGACGCGACGCCGTTATTGCGAACGAGATCGTCTGCTCGCGCGTTACCGCGATAAAAATTCGGCAACAGTGCTGCGTCGGCGCTCTGCTGTGGTGCGTTCCAGTCAATCAGCTGGCCACCGAAACCGGGACCGCCGCCGTTATACCCCGCGTAACGGCGTAGTGGCGTTTTACCGTCAGGCCCGAGCAGCTGCTGCGGAGCAGTCATAATCGAACTCCCACGGGCCGACGGCGTCCCGTACTCAGACCGAGCTGTGATTTCAGCTCGATAATGTACGTTCGGAGCTGCTCAATACTCGCCTGCGAGTATTGATAGCTCCGGTTATTTCCTGCTGAATCGCCGTGAGACAGCGACACGGTCGATTTACCCGTTAATAATTTGTGCAGAGCGATTTCCGCTTCCAGCAGTCGTTCTGTTAAAACCTCGCGCGACGTCATTAGCTCCCTCCGAGCATTCTGGCCATCTCCTCGAGAGACAGTTTGTTTTGTGATTTTTTCCGTTGCTCAGCGAGCGTCTCGAGATTGAGCTGGAAACGAATTTTACTGATACGCAGCGCTGCCAGTCCGTACACCCAGCAGTCGAGCGCCTCATTTCGCCGGCCCTGGTTGTCCCAACGATAAACGACGCGACCGTTAATGAGTTTCGGGATCAGAACCTCGGAGACGAGCTGTTTTGCCTCTGTCGTGCTGAATATTTCGTCGTCGTTGGGAAAATGAATCGCACCTGGTGTCGCCGATTTGGAGTCGGGTTCCAGCTGCAGGCGCATTGCGAGCAGGTCTTTCGCTGTATCTGTCCCAATCAACGACAAATACACTTTATTCGCGTTACGGGTACGAGGCATATTTACGACCGGCTGGCCGTATGAGCTCGCGCCCTTGATTGGAATGACCCACAGCGGACCGAGTTTCAGCGAGCGGTTATAAACGACCTGCGCATCTATACCACCGGTATCCCACGCCCAGCGACTGACGCCGATTGTGGTCCCGTCGCTGCGCCGGTATTGTTTGCGAATCACTCCGTCGACGCGCTGCAGCGTGTCCTCCTCGTCGTAGCGACCGAGGACGATTGTTTTATCAATCAGCCAGCACTCCTCCTCGGCTCCCCAGCCCCACACATAACACTCGTAGCGCCCGGACGTCTGAGAGTCGATGCCGCCGGTTATATAAACAACACCGTCAGGAACCTGGCTGGCGTATTTTTCCCGGCGATTAACCAGAATATCGTGCTCCAGCTGCTCGCTGGCCACGTCGCTCCAGAGTTCGCCGAGCGTCGTGTTATGAAACGTCTTTTCCTTGAGCGGGTCGCCTTTCGCTTTCAGCCACTCGCTGACAATCTCGCCCCATCCATCGAGGTTTAGTGAATACAGGGCGTTTATCACGATCGCAGCGTGTTTCGGCGCGCGAACGACGCCACCGTCATGATCAAAAAAATGAATGCCGTCTCGGGTCCAGGTGCAGTCCTCGGCTATCCAGCGCCCCCCGAACTCCATTTTTTCGAGATCGCGATAGTAAAAATGTTCCGGGCAGTGGCAGCACTGGTAATACGCGGACGACGATTTCGCCTCATTGGTCTGCAGGCTGTTATCCCATTTGAGGCCGTATTCGATACCGTCGAAACCAAATACCAGGACCTGCTCCTCGCCACAATGCGGACATGTCAGGTAAAAACGAAACGTCAGATCGGCAGCGTCTTCGAGCATTTCGATATGACTTTTGCCGGTAACGGTCGGCGTCGAACCAAAAATCGCCTTCGGGTACGCTGCCCCTTTAATTCGAACGAGCGCCAGTTCGATGGGCGAGCCCTCGCCTTTGCCTTTTTTGGCAACTTCCAGCGGCCAGCCGTCAACTTCGTCACCCTCGACAACCTGTTTCGTTAGTCGCCGGAAATTTCCTGGTGCACTCGCGCCGCGAAAATCAAGAATCGCGCCGCTCATTTCTTTACGCTGGAGATTGTTACGCTCGTTGCTTTTATCCCAGTCGGGGAAAATTTTCTGAATCACTGGCATTTCGGCGATAGCGGGGTCAACCTCGTCGGCGACAAATCCATCCGATTCGTCATCGATAGGCTGATAGACCACGGCACTACGTTTTTTGTGCTCAGCGAAATAGAGCAGCGCCGCGACGAGTATTTTTGTATAACCGAGACGAGCTGATTTGCGAACAGACACGATTTTTATCGCGTCGTTCGTCATCATATTGAGCATCACTACCTGGACCGGCTGAGTCGTCCAGTGCCCAGCGATGTGGCTGGAGCCCTCAGGGAGATAAAAATATTTATCAGCCCACTCAACACCCGTCATCGGTATCGTCACGCGCAAGGGATTCAACCCTGTCGAGATCGCGTTCGATATCGCTGACATCGTAATCGCTGAAGTCGATTCGTATGTCTGACAACTCATTTAAGGCTATCGCCAGCTCCTCTCGTAATACACTGCTCGCCTCTTGCGGCATCTCCGGCCAGACCTTTTTCAGGCGTGGTGGCCACGACTCGACGCGGGTACGTAATTCAACGGCGACGCGAGATACAGCGACGCTAATTAATTCAATTGGCGCGTAGCGTTTAGCGAGAATGCGGCGTTTTACTCGTGCCATCAGGATTCGCTCCTGTCGTTCCTCATTTTTCAGCCACTGCTCGCGATTTTTTTCGGGAGAATTGTCCCCCGCTTCCGGTTCGTCATTACTAGTTGTGTCGCGTCTATTGCTCCGGAGATAACGAATATAAAAATGGCGCCATGCGTCTAGCTCCCAATCACCACGTCCTTGTGGGACTGGTGCTCCCGGAAGTTTTGCGAGATCGCGCAGACGACGATCAGATAGCAGTAAATGTGCTGCAACCTCAGCCTGACTTGCCATTAAAAATCCTCACCGGAACCGGAAATACCCAAAATGAAAAAATACTAAAAACGAGCGAGTTTTTGCGCGTCTACCGACCCTCGGTGTTTTGGATTTCGGAAAGGACCCGCGACCAGGGGGCTATCTCCCTTTCAGGACAGGAATTAGGGGCTCGCATCAGGTTCATCAAACTCAACTGTAGCCTCGCGGCGTACTTGTTTGCATACATCAGCTTTGTGTATCTGATTATCAGCGTAAGCTTTCACTTTGGCAGCGAGCCATCCTTTTGTGCTGTATCGATAGACTACCGAACAAGTTTTCCATATATGTATATATCTTGAACTTATTGATATCATTACAGAAAAACAACAACCATGAGAACGCAAAAAATGAACAGAGAAAAAATTGAAGCCTTAATGAGCGTAATATTAAAAGAAGCTGACCCAAAAAAGTTTCCTGAGAAGTTATCAGAGGACGCCATCGTATCTTTTTATCGTGCGAACTCCTCTTATCTAAATTG